TTCACCTTTGTCGTTCAGACTGTAGAGTTAGTTGGTACTGTTCCTCAAACCTTACCTATCCCACTTGCTAGGGTTTCCTCGGCTGTAAATGTAGGTACAAGAGACTTACGAGGTCGTGTGTGTATCTATGAACCAGACATTGTGGTAGGTGGTGTTCCAAATGACCCACAAAGAATACATATTGACATCCCTGAAGGTTCTAACCAATCCTTTAAAGCTGCAACTACTTTTGATAAAGACACCTTTGCATTTATTACACAAGGGTTTGGTGGTGTAGGCAACAAGCAAACAGCTAACGTAGAGTTTGAGCTTGAGATCAGGCAAAAAGATAGTGTGTTCATAGCTGGTGCATCCATTGTTGCTGGTTCTGCCTCTGGTAATTTCAATGTAGACCTAGACCCTGTTGCAATCGTCCCACCTAATTCTGATGTTCGTGTCGTTGCTACTTCAGATAACGGTGGTGCTGAATGCTTCGTAAACTTTAATATGTATATGGCAAAGGTGCTATAATGAAAATTAACAAAGCTCAATACGCAAACGACATCTTCACAACAGAGATGGAAGCTCGTTCTCGTAGCATGGATATGGGCCTTAATGGTGATATTCACCTTGCCGACTACAACGAACAGGCAGTATATATGCCAGCAGCCTCAGAGGAAGCCTACAGAGCCTACTATGCTGAATTGGCTGGTATCCCTGCAGAAGAGGAAGAAGACGCCTCAGTGGACCGCCTAGAGGCTCTGAGAGTAGTTATCCGAGAGATACTAAGTAAAAGGGATACACAAATGTCCGAATTAACCAAATCAGTAGAGGGTACAATCCTTAAAGCTGATGATGAACAACGCCTAGTATACGGATGGGCTTCAGTAGTAACCGAAAAAGGTGAACCTGTCGTTGACCGCCAAGGTGACGTTATCGAACCAGACACGTTAGTACGTGCCGTAAACAAGTTTATGGAACATGTCCGTGTTGGTAAACAAATGCACTCAGGGGAACAAATTGGGGCGGTTATCCACTCCATGCCTATCACTAAAGAGATCGGTGAATCCCTTGGCATACAGAGTGATCGTGAGGGCTGGATAGTAGCTTTCAAAGTCTATGATGATAGTGTCTGGGCAAAGGTCAAATCTGGCGAACTGGCTGCTTTTTCAATTGGCGGTCGAGCAATAAAGGAAGAGCTATAATGGCACATCTTTTGAAACAGCTTGAACTGGATGAGTTGTCACTGGTAGATCGTCCTGCCAATGCACAAGCAATGGTGTCCTTGTTCAAGAGAGACAACTCCGATGGAGAAACTATGGAAGAACAACAAAAAATGGACTGCCCTGACTGCACTGCAGAAAAGGCTTGCGGCCAGCACGAAGACATGAAAAAGTCGGAAGAGCTTGTAGAAGAAGTTACAGAAAAGGCTGATGAGATTGACCCCCGTGATGCGGAGATCCAAACCCTTAAAGCTGAGAACGAACGTCTTCGTAAAGGTTTGATTGAGGAAGGCTATGTCATTAAAGCTGAGACAATCGAAAAGAAAGCACCTGTTGAGTTCATCGAATACGGTGGAGAGAAGATCAACAAAGCTGATGTTCCTGCAGTAATCTTGAAAGCCTTAGAAGAGGCTGAGTTTGCTAAAGCAGATGCAGAACTAACCAAACGTGCAACAGAAGCACTACCCCACTTTGCGACAGATGTTGCTAAATCTTTGGTCGGTGAGTTTGGTGAAGTAGAAGTCGTAATGGAAGCACTGAAGGCTGCAGATGCAACTTTCGCAGCTTCTATGGAAGAGATTGGTAAGTCGGACGCAGATGGCAATTTCGCAACTGCTGCTGACAAACTAGAAGCACTTGTTAAGTCTTACATGGACGAAAACAAAATTAAGAAGAGTGACTATGCTAAGGCTTATGCTGCTGTGGCTAAGACCGACGAAGGCAAAGCTCTTATCAACAAGTCCTACAAAGGAGAATAAAATGTCGGTAATGAAAAGCCGTGATACACGCACTGAAATCGCAGGTGTCGATCTGTCGTCTGCACAATTTAAATTCGTAACACTAGAAGCCGATGGTGCTGTAGATGTTGCTAACTCTGCTGGTGAGCAATGCTACGGTGTTTGCATCGTAGGTGCTGCTGCTGGTAAAGCTGTTACTGTGATCCGTACTGGTTCCGTTAACGTAGTAGCTGGCGATGTTGTAGCTGCAGGTGCTGCTGTTGCAACTGACGTAAATGGTGAAGCAGTTACTGCTGCTGCTGGCAACGTAATTATGGGCTACGCAAAAGAAGCTGGTGTTGATGGTCAGGTCATTGAGATCGAACTAATCACTGGCGGTAACGTTGTTGCCTAATAGTAACCAGCATTAAGAACAAGGATTTTATAATATGCCTATGCTAACTCCTAGCTCGGTCCATATCGACCAGCCGTTGACCAACTTGACCTTGGCTTATGTCCAAGAGCAATCAAACTTTATTGCAGACAAAGTATTCCCAGTAATTGGTGTTGAGAAACAGTCTGACAAATACTACATCTACGACCGTGACAACATGAACCGTACAGGTGACGTTAAAGCTCTGGCTCCACGCACAGAAGTTAACCGTATCGGTTTGTCATTGTCAACAGACTCATACTATGCAGACGTTTATGGTTTGGGTATGGACTTCGACCAACAAACTTTGGCTAACGAAGATGCAGCTTTGGACATCCGTTCTGCAGGTGCAACTACTCTAGTTAACCGTCTGTTGATCCACCGTGAGGAACAGTTCGCAGAGAAATTCTTTGCTGCTGGCGTTTGGAGTTCACAATCAACTCCATCTGCTTTGTGGTCTGACTACACAAACGGTACGCCAATCCAAGATATCACAAATGCACGTCGCACCATGCAGTTGAAATCTGGTGGCTTCAAACCAAACACAATGGTTGTTGGTAAAGAAGTTCGTGATATCCTGATCAACCACCCAGACATCCTTGCACGTTTGAACGGTGGCGCAACTGTAACTAACACTGCACTGATCACCAATGCTAAATTGGCTGAGATCTTTGAAGTAGAGAACTTCTACGTCATGGAAGCAGTGAAGAACACTTCTGTTGAAGGTCTTGCAGAATCTAACGCATTCATCGGTGGCAAACATGCTCTGTTGGTTCATGGACCAAAAGGCGCAGGTAAAATGACACCTATGGCTGGTGGTACATTCGCATGGAACAACCTGCAAGGTGTTAACAACTTGGGTATCACTGTTGAGTCATTCTCTGACGATGCACTGAAACGTATGCAAGTTGCAGAACACATCCAAGTTAAAATGGCTTATGACATGAAAGTCACAGGACCAGACTTGGGCTACTTCTTCAATGGTGCAGTAGCATAATATACTTTGGTGGGGGCTTCGGTCCCCACTACTTACCCCGACAATAGGTAATCATATGCATAAAGAAATCCCGTTTCAATATGATCGACCAGTGTTCTTCCGTGTAGAGACATTTGCTGCAGGACGACAATATGAAGCTGGTGATGAATTTAAGTGGAAAGAGATTGGCGTAGACGACAAGAAGGTTATGATCCTCTATCGTGAACGTATCCTACACCACAACGCAGAACTAGAGATTCAACGTAGGGTTGGAGATGGTTTAGAAGAACTTGACATTGATGGCCTACATGCTGTCGTTGATAACATCAACAAGAAAGTCAAGCTGAAGTCACCACACCTAACCGAATACGAAAAGAAAAAATGCAAGAAGTCCAAGATTGTTGATAAACAAAGGGGACTCATAAGAAGCTGGCGTAGGAACTACGGAAACTTAGAGGTAGACTAATAAATGGCGTTTTCATATGACGAAACTGACCTGAGTACGACAACAACAACTGGTAAACTAAACTCTGTTCGTTTGTTGCTTGGTGACACAGATGCTAATGACCAACAGGTGCAAAATGAGGAAGTCCTCTTTGCTTTAGAACAGTCAAATGAAAACATCTATTACGCCGCAGCTTGGTGTGCTAGAACGGTTGCTTCTAAGTATGCCCGTAGGGTTAATACCCAACTAGATGGTGCTTTGAGTGCAGACTACAGCCATCTATCTAAGCAATATACTGCACTAGCAGACACCCTTGAGTTTCAAGGTAAGAAGTCTGGGGCAACAGTTGGTATTAGGGCTGGTGGCATCAGTAAGACCACTATTGATCGTGTACGGTCTAACGATGATCGTATTCAACCTTCTTTCCGTCGTGACCGATTCCGTAATCCCCCAAGCTACAGTGGTGATGACTACGGCTCTGAATATTAAGGGGGTCTAAATGTCTTTTCGATCTTTTGACCTCTTTAACCTAGTTAAGAATTTTGGTGAAAACCTTACCTTGTACAAGGTTACCGCAGGTGGTTCCTATGATCCTACACTGGCGGCATAGCTAATAAGGTTACTGACCCTTACCCCGTTGTTGGTTACTTTTATAATTACGATACAGGCATTGACTTCAACCAAAACCAAATCCGTCGTGGAAATCGTAAGTGTGTAATCTCCGCACTTGGCTTAGATGTTGAACCAGAAGATGGTGATGAAATTTATGGTCGTGCTGATAAAGTTGTGATTGTGAGTGTTCGTTCCATATTCTCTAACGGTGATAAGATCTGCTATATCTGTGATGTGAGGGAATAATGCTGTCAGCTAACATAGAGATAAGCAAGTCACTTAAACAAAAGAGACTATTGCTTGGACAGACTGTTGAAGAGGTGGCTAAGGATAAGCTGATAAGTATAGCCCAAACAGCCGTATCTGTTTCACCTGTTGATACTGGTGCTTATGTAACATCATTCTCTTATTCTGTCGGTCCTGGTCGTCCAAGAGGTAAATCCTCTCATAATAAACCCCGTGGTCAAAACCCAGAAGCTAAGAGACGAGAGGGTTTAGAAAACCTAATCTCAGACATTAACAGAATACCAAACCTGTTGAACACTACAGCTATTACACTTAGGAATGGTTCACCACACGCAAGTGACGTAGAGTACAAGCATGGCTATGCAGTGTTTGCTATAGTGAGGAATTTACATGGCTAGCATCTTTAACGACATCCGTGCTGCACTAGAGACAACTTTATCTACCGTACCTGACTTGCCCAGCATAGCCTACGAGAACGTTTCATTTAGCCCAATAACAGGGCAAAGTTATATTCAGTGTAGGTTCATACCCACCCAACGTAGACCTGCTGTAAGGGGCTTAAACCCCCAACAAAGATATGATGGTGTATTTCAACTTATTGTCTACACACCAGAAGGTATCGGACCTGCTTTAGCAGATGACTTGACTAACAAAGTTGCTGAAGCCTTTGAGGCCACAACAAAGATCGAATACACTAATCTCGACCTAGAAACAATCACCGTGTCCATCGACTATGCTGAACGACAGCAAGGGTTCTTGGACAGCCCTTGGTACTACGTTCCGATAAACATCGGTTGGTACACTTATAATTTATAAAGGAATCTAATATGCCGTTTTCACAGGGTTCACGTTCCAGCCTATCCTATGCTGTAGAATCTACATTCGGAACAACTCCAGTTGGTAACTTCAAGAACATACCATTTACAACACACTCCCTAAACTTGACCAAAGATCGTGTTGTGGGTAACGACATTCAGTCAGACCGTACGCCACGAGTTGACCGTCACGGTAACCGTCAAGTAGGTGGTGATCTTGTAACTGACCTTCGTAATGATGACCACGATGATCTGATCGCATCTGCAATGCTAAACGATTGGGTTGCTGGTGTCCTTAAAGTTGGTACAACACCTAAATTCTTGTCTATGCAAGACTACGCAGCAGACATCGACCAAGCTCGTTTGTTCACAGGTCTGTCAGTAAGCACTATGGGTGTATCCATAGCACCTAACCAAATGGTTACTGGTACTTTCGGTCTTGTCGGTAAAGACATGACAATCTCCGACGCTGAGATCGCAGAAGACCCAAACACAGGTGCATCACCTTATGATGCTTACTCAGGCGACTTGTCTATTGGTGACTGGGTAACTGCTGGCGGTACAGTCCTTACACCTTCTGCAATCGTGACTGGTCTTGACTTCACAGTGACCAACTCTTTTGCACCAACATTTGTTGTTGGCTCTGACACTACTCCACAGCTAGAGTATGGTATGGCAGAAATAGAAGGTACTTTGACTGCATACTTTGAAGACCTAGCTTTGATTGACCGTTTCTTGAATGAGACTGAAACAGCACTAGAAGCAGTCGTTGGTGACGGAACTAACACTTTGTCGTTCTTGTTCCCACGTTTGAAAATTAACTCTGCTGACGTTGGTGTCGATAGCCCAACCTCACGCATTATCAATATTTCTTTTGTGGCTCTATATGACTCTACCGAAGAGTCTAACTTGGTAATCACAAAAGCATAAGATCCTCTAGCTAGAGGCGGGGGAGTGTTGGTGTCGGGTCTGATGCTCCCCCATTTATTAAACGAAACTCTACCCGACTACTTTTATTAAACCCGATAAGGAAACTCGACAATGGATTTAAAAGACCTTAAACCTAGTAGTGACACTGTAGAAGTCACTGTTGTACACCCAAATACTTATGAACCTCTTACGAATGAAGATGGCTCTGCGATGATTATTACAATGTATGCCCCACACTCCAAAGAGTATAAGGCTGCAATGCATGAACAAACTAACCGTCGTCTAAAGCAATCTCAGTCTAAGAAGAAGGTTGATATTACAGCAGAAGACCTAGAGGATGCTACTTTAGAGCTTTTAGCAAAGACGACCAAAGATTGGAAGATTACTTACGGTGGTGTAAAACCTAAGTTCTCTGTTGCTAAAGCTAAAGAGATCTATGAAGAAGTGTTTTGGATTAAAGAACAGATCGAAGAGGCCTTGAGCAACTCTCTGGATTTTACGAAGAAGTAGTATCTGATCTTTGTCTGTGGGCTGAACATAACTTTAAGTTAAACAAGCCTACTGAATCGGGTGCTACAGAACGAGAGCATTTAGAACAAGTAGAAAGGCAGACTGGACGTAGGATAGCAGCATTGGAACCCCCGACAGATTTCCCAATACTACTATCACACATCTGG